ATCTCAGCTTGAGATTCGTTAAATTGTTTCTCTAAACTTTTTATTGTAGTTGTCATATAATTAATATATAAACTAGTTTAATAATAAAGTCAAACAGTTATCCACAAGCTAGTTTTTAAATTTCTTTAAAATTTCTTGTGTTTCTTCTTCTGTTAATCCTTTCCTAACAACCTTGTCATGTCCAATCTCTAATTCATTGTAAATGCTTTCAGGTATTAGATCCCTTGTGATAAAAGCGATTGTGTCACCTTTCTTCAAGTCTTTGTTTGCTTTTACTTTAACAAGTCTTTCAATTCCTTTTACCTTTTCCTTTGGACCAACTTTAACTAAGCCGTCCTGTTCTTTCTCAGTAGCAAACATAAATAATAGAATGAATAAGTCATCTTTATTTATAACTGTCTTTGATTTATCTTTTAAGTTGTTAATTCTAACCTTTTTACAAGGTGTTACTGCTTTACTCCAATTGACTTCAAAAGTTAAGTTTTTGTTTATTTTTATTTTGTCGTATTTAGTTATCATAATTTACTTTTAATATCTATTAAAGCATCTGTCTTACCTTTTATTTTACCATACATTGCACCACTTAGATCAGAAGCAAAATAGTCTAAGTATTTAGCAACTTTGTTTCTGTCTTTTACATTTCGTTTTATAAAAGCATACTGATTTCTATAAGCTTCTAATTCTTGTGAATATCTAAAGTCTTCATTTTTGAAATATTCTTTCCACCATTCTTTCCAACCCATTTCATTTTGTTGTTTTACGTGTGTACTTTCATGCTCAAACAAATCGGCAGAAAGCTTGCCTTTGTCCACATATATTGTATCGTTAACAGTAAAAATTATACCTTTAAAAAAGTCAACTCCAAACATTTCAACTGCTTTAAGATAAACCTCTGCAGGAGGCATATCACTAGTTATTTTTATATCAATTTCTTTTTTAGTTATCATAAGATGATGTTGCAATATCTTCTAAGTTTTTAAGAATAATCTTTATATGCTTCTTTGCTCCCTCTGATTCAGCAGCAGACCACAATGTTTCAAACTCACTATTCCTCTTAATTGTTACTTCGTCAAAGGTATTCTTTATGTAATATAAAATATAATCTTCAACAGCTTTCCAATTGTTGTTAGCTATAATATACTTTATTTGTGATTTTGTTGCGTTTGTGATCATAGTTTATTTTAATCCTCCTTTAATTCCACCTTTCAAACCTCCCTTAATGCTTGACATTAAGTTACCTATTCCTTTTGAAGCGTCTTTAATGATGTTAGATGGTTGATTGCTTTGTAATTGCCCTTCTTGTCCTTGTTGGTTAGCTTGTTGCTGTTCAGGATTAACAAATAACTGTTGTCCTGATCCTGTTTTCTTAGTATCTGCTACTTTTAAAGTATTAACAATGTTTTCTGGTATCCAGTCCTCTGGTTTCTCTTCGTTGGCTTCTAATACTTGAACTAGTGGTTTGTAGAAAGCTAAAGCAACTGGAACATTACCCTCTTGAACTAAAGCAACTATCTTCTCAACTACTGGCATTATAATATTAAACAACTCCATCTTACTTTGTTTTTCTAGTTCAGGGAAAGGAGAAAGCAAAGACTTTGGTTCAATTTTAACAATTCCGTCCCATTTTACTTGACTTGTATCAATATCAATACCTAATTTAAAGAATCTATTTTCTTTTGTCTCCATTAGCTCTCCATCTCTGTTCTCTAACTGTAATTCTAGGACTGGTAAGAAGTCTGCACTTAATTTACCATTCTTTGTACTCATAGTTTCTGATGCTTCAAGTCCATTTTCTTGTTCGTATTCTACCAATTCAACAGGAGAAGCAAATTCTTTTACTTCCGGGATAGAATAGATCTGATTCATCCATGAAAGAGTTAATTGTGCATCTCTTGACATAGCATTTGCTATGTTCTCTAAAGGAATGTTTAATCGTTTTAATGCTGAATCTTTAGCTTGTAATACCTCTCCTAAAGTCTTACCAGTTACTTGCCCTTGTAATGTTGGTGTAATACCTGTATTCTCGTCCATTCTATCTAATTGAAACTGAATAGCTGCTGCATTATCACTTCTAGCAATCTGTATTTGTTGAACATTTGTACCTGGCATTTTTTTGTGAATAACATTCGGTTTTATTTTAAATACATTGTCTCCATTAGCCATATTGCTATCAACAAACAGCATTGTATAGATTGACATAGTCAATTGATCAATATCCATATTCTCTAATCTGTCGTACATTACTTTGTTTTGTCTTAGTATTTCAAACAAACCTATTCCATAAGGAGTACGAATATCTCGCATATTCCAATATGTCCAAAATAAAGATAAGTTCTTGTCATCATTAGGTAATGGCGAGATAAACAATGGTAAGTTTTGTTTTGGAATCCAAATACAATATAAATCTTTAATACCTGTGCACTCATAGAAGCCAACTGTAACAACATCAGTTCTTTCATCAGTCTGTTGGTTTGGTCTTCCTTTGTCTGAATCAGCTTCATTGTATAAACGACCTGTTGCTTTTACGAACTCTGCATTTTTATATTGAAAGAATTGCCCACCCTCTCTAAAGTCATCAATAGTATAATCCTTTTCAAAATACCAATCTTTTGTACTCCATGGATCTGTTAGATTAGTCATATCATCAATCCAAGTTCTATAAGGATCTAGTGTTTCCCTATAAACATCATTGAATTGTGTAATATCAGTTTCTTTATATTTGTTCTTATCAGGGGAATCAACATCTAATTCGTCTAGTATTTGAACTTTAAACCTTTCTTGTCTTGGATAAGTACGTCCAACTGACCAGCCATACTTAGCTAGATTGAAAATGAACATACTCCATTGATCTTTTGCATTAGATATAGCCCAGTTTCTCTTCCACAAAGACTTTGCAAGTGAAGTTGTCTTTTTAAACTTAGGTGATGTAGCTTTAAAGAATGCTTCAGGGTTCTGGTTTATAATTACTGACAAAGCAGTTTGTATCTTTACAAACAATGTAGGTTCTGATAAGTCTGATCTCCAAGCCTCATCATCGGCACCTGAACCAAAGGGAACTATTCTTGAGCCTCTTAATCCTTTAATTTCATCTTGAACTAGCATTATGTTACCTGATTTACCAGCTTTTTCACTTAAATTAGTTGGTTGGTATTCATCATCAGCACTACGCATTATTTGTTCAAAGTCTATGTTACCAATAATACTTTGTTTAGTTTGCTTTAAAATACCCAATCTATCTACAAGGTACTTTTGTACTTTTGTTTCTTCGTCTGTTAGAGACTTAGAAGGGACAGAAATATTATCTTGATCTTTTAATTTATCTTTAACTGTATTTGTCATATCATAATGTTGCGAGTGTTAAATAATAATTTTAATTAAATATATGTTGAAAATCTTGATTGCTCTTATTCCCATGAATCTTTTCCAGTCTAGCCTTTACATATTCTAATGATGTTTGTGCTTGATCAACTGGCTTTTCAAATTCAACTGGTACATTCTTTCTTATGAAATAAGCAATTGCTGTTGCAATAATCTCATCATCATGTTTCTTGTGCATAGCTTCTGGTTTACCTACCTTGTTTCTGATGAAAGTCATACATTCATATAGGAAATCTCTGTTTGTCCAAATGTCCTCATAGTTGTTTATCATGTTCTTTAATTCTGTCAAAATGACATCTCTTGTTTGCATTGTTGTCTTAAAACCAATCCTAGGACTTACTTTATTTGCAATGCTATCAAATTCTTCTCTAAAATACAAGTTAGGATAACCTAGCTTAAACAATTCGGTATTAACCCACAGTCCATCTTTATTCGCTTCTATACCTAAATAAGCCTTGTTGTACCATAAACCTAACGAATTAGCTACTTTAGCCAACTCATCAGGGGGAATATGACTTTTATACTTTGCATCTACTTTTAATGTCTTATTATTTAATACTACTAATACTTGGTAGTCTCCACCCTGTAAACCCTCTGCTGTGTCCCCACCTATCGTATACGAGCTGTAAGGCTCTGGTTCTTTCCATACCATTAAATGACCATCTTCTTTCATTACAAGCTTGATTTCGTTATTAACTCTTTCAATCTCTCCAATATACTTTGGTCTTTCTGATAAAGCTATATATTTCTTAATTCTTTCTTGATCAAAGTAATTTGAACCTGAGAAAACAAAAGCTTCTTCCGGTGTTATAGGATATTCTTGATGTAACATATCCCAGTCTTTTTTTAAAGCAATCCATTTAGTATAATAATATGTTATTTCAATATCTGAAAACTTATATTGTTCTTGTAACTTTCTGAATACAATGGAGTTGTCCATCTCATGAGTAGGAAAAGGGTGTTCTATTTTGTTTAATTCTTTTTCGTCCCATGTCCAGTTATAGAAATGTGCTTTTATTTGTGATTCATGCTTTATAACCGGATGAGTCCAAGAATCCCAAAACATATCTGAAAAGTTTCCACCCATTCCCTCTGCTGTACTCTCAATATCAAACCTACTACCAGTATGTAATGTTGGTATAGTACCAGCCAATACATCTCTTTTAGGAAACAAAGCACATAGTTTAGCATATTCTGATATATGAACCCTGTTATAAGTACCTGAACGGCCAGAGTTAGCAACAGTAATTGACGAAAACAGATCTCCACCTAAATCAAACTTTAACTTCATAGCACTATCTTTCTCAATTCTCCACATTGGTTTTAATTCTTTGTCGAAGTGCTTCCAAGCATAATCAATCTTTTTATTGAATATATCAGTTGCATCGTCCTTTGTATGAGCAATGAACAAGCCTTCAAAGTTCTTATTGAACAAAACATCGTCTAGCATATCAATTGCTTCAAATGTAGTGAATCCTAATTGCCTAGACTTTAATATTATATTTCTACTAGCTTTGTGATCATTGAAATGCTTTTGTGCTTTGTTTGGTTTAAATACTACTTGTTGCTTATTAGTATCAACGATCTTATACAGATGAGACATTCGCCACTCTTTATCAGTTATTAGTTTTTTTATTTGATCTTCTTGCATATTTTTGTTGCCTCACAAGGATTTGAACCTCGACAAACAGTCTCAAAACCTGCCGTCCTACCAAAGTATATTAAACTATCTTTTTAAATCTCTTACAGAGGATTGTGTGGCTTTAAATCTATTCAAAATATCAATATCACA